CGCTGTTGGTATTGGAACGACGAATAGTTCTGTAGTTGGTATTGGTACAAACAGTCCTTACTATACTTCTATGAATTTAACCGGTACTGCTTCAACTCAATGGCAAAAATACTATACAGATATTAATACTAACATTAATACAGCAGGAGGCGGTCGTTCGTTTGATCCCAAAAAATGCGATACCGTCTATCCCTATTTATTAGCCAACTATGATAGTCTCAATGACAATCCAACGGTTCTTCATTGTGAATGGTCTAAACAATGTAAGGTTCCGTGGTCTTCGGTTTGCCCCAAACTATAAAGATTTTGGCCACTCCAAAATTTGACTTAAAAATATCTCCTTTTTATACAATTAAGCAAGTCTTGCTCCATTCAAAAATGCGTGTCCAAAAACGTGATGGATCACACGAAGATGTTAGCTTTGATAAAGTTCTCCGCCGTATCCGTACATTCTGCCATGATCTGAAAGATGTGGATTCAGATGCTCTCGCTCAACAAGTCTGTGCCCGTATTTATGATGGCGTTGAAACCTTTAAACTGGATGAACTAGCAGCGATGATTTGCAGTAGCATGATTACTGAAAATCCTGAGTATGGAACACTCTCTGCTCGTATTGCCATCAGTAACCATCAAAAAGCAACATCTCCATCCTTCAGCGAAACCATGTACATGCTCTATCACCACAAGGATATTCATGGTAAGCATTCGCCACTCATCTCAGATGAACTGTGGGAGATTGTAAAAACACATAAAGAAAAAATTAACAGCGTTCTCAATTATGAACGCGACTTTAACTTCGACTTTTTCGGTTTTAAGACACTGGAACGCTCTTATCTCATGCGTATTAAAAATAAGGTCGTTGAGCGCCCTCAGCATATGCTTATGCGTGTAGCGCTTGGTATCCATGGTTGGGATTGGAAAGATGCCATCCAAACCTATGAATTTATGAGTCAAAAACTCTTTATTCATGCTACCCCAACACTCTTCAATGCAGGAAGTCGCCATCCGCAACTGGCCTCTTGTTTCCTTGGTGTTATCCCAGAAGATAGTATCACCGGTATTTATAAGAATCTATCGGATTGTGCGGAAATCAGCCGTCTGGCCGGTGGTATTGGCATTTCCATTCATAACATTCGTGGCAAGGGAAGCCATATTCGGGGAACCAATGGTATTTCTTCGGGTATTATTCCAATGCTCCGTGTTCATAATGAAACAGCAAAATATGTCAATCAATGTTTTACCGGAGATACGATCGTCTATGGTCGCGAAGGAATGAAATATATGGAACAAGTGCAACCAGGTGATGCTCTTGTTACGATTGATGGTACCTTTAAGAAAGTACTTGGAATTGTTCGCAATCCTGTAGATAAAGAAATTCTTGAAATTCGGTCAAGTCATTGCATGGAATCTGTCAAAGTGACACCAGAACACGAGATTTATGTGATTCAAGGTATGCCAAAAATCCTTCAACATGAAACGATTAAAAAACAACTTGAACAAGGAACCATTCAACCTAAATTTGTAAATGCGGGTTCTCTTACGCTAAATGATTTCGTTGGATTCCCCATTCCTACAGAAATTGTAGATTACGAGGATAAACACGAAGCCTTTTTCCGTATCTATGGTATCCTTCTTGGAGATGGATATATGGCTAAAAACAAAACAACTGGAACTGTTGAAATGGGTCTCTCTTTAACTCATAAAAAAGAAACAACACTTGGCTTTGTAATTCAATATCTGACTCAATACAATATTCAATTCTGGCTAAATTATGATAAAAAGAAACGGATTTATATGATTCGTTGGACACATACACCCGAACTCCTAGATATTTCCTACACCGACCTATATGATAAGGGTCGGATTAAAAACATTGCTTCTAAATATCTCCATCTCCCAGAGAGCAAGACACTTGCTCTTCTCCATGGTCTCCTTGAAACGGACGGGGGATATGATAAAGAAATTTACTTCCTAAATGCTTCCAAGTCGCTCATTTATAACGTGCGTTATATGCTCTTCCGTCTGGGTATTTTAACGACTGGTCTCCTCAAAAAAGATAATACGAAATTTAACTATGAAATTCGTATTCCAAAACATCCAAAACTACGCTCTATCTATGGCGAACGTATCTCTTACTCGTCTCAACTTAACTACTTTACTCATCAAGGTATGATGTGGTCGCGTCTCCGCTCTATTGAGAAATTACACTATTCTGGAAGCGTGTATGACTTTAATATGGAAGACAACCATAATTATTTCACAGATATGGGTCTTGTTCATAATTCAGGTCGTCGCAATGGCAGTATCGCAGTCTATATTGAGCCTTGGCATTGCGATATTGAAAGTTTCATTGAACTTCGTAAAAATCACGGCAATGAAGACGAACGCTGCCGTGATCTCTTCACAGCAATGTGGATTCCAGACCTCTTTATGAAGCGCGTTCAAGCCAATGAAATGTGGTCGCTCATGTGTCCGGATGAGTGCCCAAACCTTCACACTACATTTGGTGATGAATTTGAAGCCCTTTATACTCAATATGAAAATGAAGGGCGTTTCCGTCGTCGTGTCAAGGCTCAGGATATTTGGATGGCCATTCTAAAGAGCCAAATTGAAACAGGAACACCTTATATTCTCTTTAAGGATGCCGTCAATCGCAAGAACAATCAAAGTAATGTCGGTGTTATTAAAAGTAGTAATCTATGTGTAGCTCCCGAAACCCATATCCTAACACGGACAGGATATCGTCGTATTGATGAACTTCAAGATCAAGAAGTTGAAGTTTGGAATGGCGAAGATTGGAGTCAAGTCACTGTTCGTAAAACAAACGACTCGGCTTCATTAATTCGGGTCTCCGTTAATGATGGAACAAACCTTGATTGTACCCCGTATCACAAATTTTACGTAAAACAAAATGGTAAAATTGTACAAGTTGAAGCAGGAAATCTAAAAGCAGGAGATGTGCTCATTCAATGGTCTCATCCGGATGACAATATCATTTTTAAACACACCATTCTCTCTGTAGAAGATCTAGGTCGCACCGATGCCACCTATTGCTTTAGTGAGCCAAAGCGTCATATGGGTGTGTTTAATGGAATTCTAACAGGTAATTGTACAGAAATTATGGAATATACAGATGCCAAGGAGTGGGCTGTCTGTAATCTTGGTAGTATTGCTCTGGCCTCCTTTGTAGAAACAGATCCAGAGACAAAGAAACCAGTTTATAACTTTAATAAACTACATGAAATTGCGGGTATTCTCACAAAGAACCTTAATAAGGTAATTGACCGAACTTTCTATCCAGTTAAAGAGACGAAATACAGCAACCTTCGTCATCGTCCAATTGGTGTTGGAGTTCAAGGTCTGGCAGATACATATGTCTTGATGCGAATGCCCTTTGATAGTCCAGAGGCGGCTAAACTTAATAAGGAAATCTTTGAAACGATTTATCATGGAGCACTCAGTGCTTCAGTTGCTATTGCAAAGAAACGGGCTGTTCTTCGTGAAGAATTGGCTCAAACCAAGGATGAAAAACGAATCCAAGAAATTCGCCATCATCTCCAAATGACAGAAGCAGAAGAAGCCCTCACCGAATACCAAGGGGCTTATTCTACTTTTAAGGGTTCTCCAGCGTGTGAAGGTAAACTTCAATACGATCTCTGGGGAGTGGTTCCAAGTTCGCTTTGGGATTGGGAACTGCTTAAAAAGGAAATTCAAACATTTGGTCTTCGTAATAGTCTATTAGTGGCTCCAATGCCTACGGCAAGTACAAGCCAAATTCTTGGATTTAATGAAGCCTTTGAACCTTTTACCAGCAATCTCTATCAACGACGCACTCTTGCTGGTGAATTTATTGTTGTAAATAAATATCTCATTAAAGACCTATTGAATTTAGGACTGTGGAATAAAGAGATGAAGAACCGAATTCTACTTGGCAATGGCAGTATTCAACATATTACCGAAATCCCAGATGAAATTCGTGCTCTGTATAAAAATGCCTACGAACTCAAACAAAAAGTATTAATTGATCAATCTGCCGATCGTGGAGCATTTATTTGCCAATCTCAAAGTCTCAATCTGTTTGTTGAAGATCCAGATTATTCTAAACTAACAAATATGCACTTCTATTCGTGGAAGAAAGGTCTAAAGACGGGTATGTATTATCTCCGTACGCGTCCTAAGGCAACAATGTCGACCTTCACTATTTCAAAATCACCTCCAAAACCAAAGAATGAAATTCCTGAAGGAGCCGTCTGCCGTATGGAAGAAGGCTGTCTTATGTGCAGCGGTTAATTGGATAAAAGACTCTTCTTAGGCGTTCTTGGTGTATTGCGAACAGGAGAGTTCTTCGGTGATTTATTAGGCGATTTAACAGGAGAATTTCTTTTAGGCGATTGTGATTCTTTAATCGGGGATAGATTTTTTTTTGAAACGATGTCTTCTATGTACTTGTTACGGGGTGTTAATTGTTTATTGAGACTAACAAGAGCATTTTGTTTAACGGATGATTTGGGAGCATTTACTTTACCAATTTCTCTCACCCCCTCATCTTGTAATTTTTTGGTATATTGTTCGGGAGTTAATTCTTTTTCAACCTTGTTTCTTAAGAAACGAAGATAGACACGTTTGACTGCTGAATCCGGTATTTTCATCTTATTCACTTCATGTTCAAGTAATTGATAACATTTATCAACCACATTCTTTTGACTTTTAGAAGTCATCTCTATAATTCTATCCGATATTAATCATTTGACCGAATATGTAATTTCAAATATAACAAATTCGTAAAATTTCTTTGACAATAAAATTTTTTGTGCGATCCAAAAATATTTTTGGAAAATGTTAGTTTCGAAATAACATATGTTTGAATTATTGATTAATTTAATCTAAGAAAAAGCATTTTCCTTTCTATGATATAGGAGGATATGGAAAAACAACTACCCACTATCATTATATGCGATTTAGACGGAACGGGGATTGGTAATGTTGGACAATATCAAGTCTCAAGATACTCACTTTTAAATAGTATTCGTCATTATGGATTAAAAGGTCCAAGTTTAAAAGAAACACCAAAGGCTTATTCTATCTCTGAAAAATTAATTCGCCCCGGATTTCAAGAATGTATTAAAACACTTCGTGCCAATTATCCTTGGTGCTACATCTTTATTTATACGGCCTCTGAAAAAAAGTGGGCTCTTCAAGAAATCCAATGGATCGAAAAGTCCATTGGAATACCCTTTAACCGCCCTATTTTTACACGCTCAGATTGTATCATTCAAGGAAATGGGAATATTCGCAAATCACTCAAAAAGATTTTACCAACAATATTTAAGACTATCACAAAACAGGTCACATTAACAGATGAAGAGAAGCGATTTATTATTCACAATAAATTATTAATTATTGATGATAATCCGGTCTATATAGATGGTCAAGAACATGTGTTATTATGTTCCTCTTATAATTTCCAATATTGCGAAGATATCTTAGATGGTATCGACGAATCCATCATTCAAAACCCAAATATTCAATCAGAGTATAAAAGTTTATTAAAACGGGGATTGGTACATCCTTATGCTTTAGAAGAAACTGTGGATGCTCATTCAAAACGAGCCAAAATTCATCATTGGATTTCAAAGAAATGTGTCACCACTTATAAAAGCAATCAACCCTATCAACACGATGGTTTTTGGAAAAAACTAAGATCAATATTAATTAAAAATCATGTTCCATATTTTACACCAAAAGTGATTAAACAAATCCAAGAAGTTATCTATCCACACTTGGAGAGACATAATTCTTGACGACATGCCTCTATATTTGGCCAAAATTTCGTAATGGCCTTGTTGAGTTTTGCGGTGGGTTCTGCTCCACCTTGAAGAAGAAACTTAATATTAGCCTTTGAATAATTTCCTTTTTGTTCTTGTGTTTGGGTTGGTTTTCGTGCCCGAACCTCTTTGATAAGAGTTGGGTCTGGTTTTGGATTGGCTATAAAAGAAATGGCCATTGCTAATGTATCACTTAAATCATCCTTCTTTTTTGTTTTATTCCAAACTTCAAGAATAGAATCCTCTTGAAGATTGGCTTCCATCCATTGCTGACAAAGTTCTACTGAAGCCTTTTTTCGTGCCTTATATAAATTTTTACCACTGTTCTCTTTACCAGTTCCTGCTAATTTATACTTTGGACTATAGATAATGACTGAATAACCTTTGAGTCGAAAGTACATCTCTAAATAACATTGAATATTCGTCATTTTTCGGGTCATTTGACGTTCAATCAATATGGTTGCTTCAGGTATAATCGTGATGGGTTCTAATGCCTTAATCACGGCTGAACATAAGTCTGTTCCATACATTAAATTAATTAAATGCCATGCTTGAATTTTAGATTCTTCTAAAACACAAATGGCCAAGTTTTTAATACCAACGTCAATAGAGACAATAATAATTTTAACGAGTGAAAAAATAAATCCAGAATTTACAGAGACATACTATTAAAGGATGATTTTAGAACAACGCGAACTAAATATTCGTTTAGTAGAAGACCTGTTATTGAAAATTCAAGCACTCTTAGAAGTATTACCAAAAGAGGAACGTGATTTTAAGAAAATTCTGATTCACGACCGTAAAGAATTGAAGCGTCAATTGACCGAAATGAAACGTGCTAATAAACGAGGTGAATCCTTTATCTTTACAAATGTAGTCGCGTTGTACCATATCGAAATTGGTATTCAAGCCATTCAAAATAGTTTGCGTTCCTTTACTTAAAGATATTACCTCAATGACTTAACAGCAAGGGAGATGTCCTCTGGAATTTATTTAAAAGAAGAATCCAATGACGAAATTCTAAGTATAGGAGATAGCGACGACTCCTATGAAAAAACACCCCCAGTGCGTTCTTTTGGCGTTCCACCCGTGGGTGCATCGGGTCCTGCTCTGGGCACCGATATGTTGATCAATCGTAAAAAGGTAAATCCAGAGATTACAAGTCTCCATTCGTCTATTTCAGGCAGTTTAAGTGATACTACGGAGGAAAGTGAATATAGCAAGTCAGAAGAAGACTATCCTTCACGTCCTCAAAATGATAATTTGGCGAATCGCGTTGCTGTTGAACGTCAGCGAATGGATAATGAACTTACTGAAAAACAAGAGATTCTATACCAATTAGAACGTTTAGAAGCCAAGGGTATTCGCTTACCCAAGAAATATACGATGCAACATGACTTAGACGAAATGAAGGCCGAATATCATCGTCTAAAACGTGAAAAGGAAGTCGATGCCAGTATTCGTTTTCAACGTCGTATTATGATCGCATGTATCAGTGGTGTAGAATACCTAAATGATCGTTTTGATCCGTTTGACATCCAATTAGATGGTTTTAGTACTCATGTTCATGAGAATATTAATGACTATGATGATGTCTTTGAGGAACTTCATGAAAAATATAAGGGTACTGGGAACAAGATGGCGCCCGAACTCAGATTACTGATGAGTTTGGGTGGTAGTGCTGTCATGTATCATTTAACTCAAAGTATGTTCCGTCGTAGTAAAGTACCGGAAGTGGAAGATGTCTTGCGAAGTGATCCCAATCTCATGAAACAATTCCAATCGGCGGCGGCAAACCGTATGCAACAAAGTGCTCCGGGTGGAGGTGGTATTTTTGGAATGTTAGGCAATCTATTTACTGGTAATGGTGCTGGTATGGGAGCCGGTCGCCCCACCATGCCTACACCCAAACCAAATGTCGTAAATATGAATCAACCTAAAATGTCGGGACCCACAGATGTAGATGATGTCATTGCTCAAATTAACCAAGAGATTAAAATGACTCCAAATCAAAACAACCGTTTTGAAACCATTAGTACCATTAGTGATGAAGAGATCACCAGTATTATTGAAGATACTGCGGATTTAGGAGGTCTATTATCGAACTCTAAACCCAGAGGTCGCAAACCAGTATCAAAACGGACATTGGAACTTTGATTGATTATATCAAAAATGAAAAATAATTTTTATAAGATTTTACTTTCATAAAATTTACTTTTGTAAGATTTTACTTGCGTAGTTTCTTAACTTTGCGTAGTTCGCGGCCAAGGTTGCGTTGGAGTAGTTTAGCAGAGGCTAAGGGATTGACGGTACTTTCCATCACCTTTTCTGAGATACGTACCAAGTGTTCAGGTTTGGCTAAACCAGAGACGAAGGTTAAGACAGCGCCGCTGACCGCTAATAGAAGGCCGACTAGGAAAGCGAAGGCAATGAGGATAACTTCCACAATGCTCCAGACATAAAGCACAGTGCGACGGTTGTCTTCTGAGCATTTGCATTTTTCTTTCATTAAGTAACGAACATAAAGAATGGCAAGAACGTAGAAAGCTAAGGTGGCAAGACCGAATAGGAGGTAGAAAGCACCTAAGACAGCCGCCATTGTTTTATTGACTTTCATACCTGCTGCGAAACCAAGGTTCGCGACAAGCATGAGAAGGAAGACAACAATGGCAACATAGAGCCATGCTTTAATATATTTACGATAAGGGTGATCGGCACATGCGCAACCAGTTTGTTCAAGTTTTTGAACATAGGTTAAGGACAAAACGGCCAACACAAGAACAACAAGATTTAGGAAAGCAGCCATTAAGTTCATCATTTTTGATTATGTTCTAAGATAAGAATAGGAATTTTTTATGCCGAACGGATGTCTTTAGAACCCACGCGATTGGATGGAGCAATATATTGTAAGCCCAAATAATTAAAAATAGCCTCTTCGGTTTCAAGTAGTGGCGGTTCAGTCACTTCACCAACCACTTTAAACCCATGTTCATTTAGTGAAACACCGCGACCCAGAGCCCATTTACGCATTGCTACATTAAATTTATCAGAACCTGTAAAATAAAGGATAGCAAAGGCATATTCATTCGCAGGGGTTAATAGGAGATCCACACGTCGTGCCGTCTTTTTATCTAACCGACCAATCCCCATACATTTTTTAGGTCCCTTTGCTAATGTTTCAACGAGATATTCCATTTCTGTTAATTTTTGAACCACCTCTGTAAAAAGAGTTTTTTGATCTTTATCTGAAACACTTGTTGGAAGTGAAAGTAGTACATCTACATCGCCACTATCTTTAGCACCACGACGATAACTACCGACCACTGTGGCTTTAAAACGTGTATCTACTTCACGAATGATATCCAGAAGGAGTGCTTCATGTTGTTCCATTTCTTTACGGGGAATTCGCTGTTTTAAGTCTTCATAGTATTTTAAACCAATAACTTGGTTATCATTGAGAAGAAGGGGGTCTTTTTGTACCGCTTCGCGCAATTGTTCAATACTTGTAATACCCTTTTTTAATAGTTCATTGGCTTTGGCAGGACCCACTCCATAGATTCCAATTAAAATGTCCGTGGCTTCCACATTTCTCTCTTTACGAACCTTCTCAGCACTTTTTAGGTGTCCCGTTTCAAGGATTTCTTTGATTTTATGTTCCAGTTTTTCTCCAATTCCACTGACTAATGCCACATCCTCATATTTTTTGATTGGCCCAGGCAAATCCTTAATACCGGTAATCACCTTGGCATAGGCGCGAACCTTAAAGGGTTGTTTATCCTGAACCTCTTTAAGACGGAGCACTTCCAATTCACGCAGAATGAGATCTTTGTAGTCCATTATTCTTTTGTTCGTAACTTTCTTTTATATCTAACCATTTAAATTTTACAGAAGGACTCCAATTTTCTTTGTATTGACCCCATTCGTTATACAAAAGTTGTGAAAATGAATCCGTCGTTTGAATGACATTCATTTGTTCTAAGATTTGATTAAAGAGCGATTCCAGTTGTTCTTTATCGGATGGGGTCTGTTTTGTATATTGTGAAATTGAATTTATTAAATAAGCCATTAAGTCTCCTACTGACGCATTTCGTACCCAATTGGCATGAAGCAAAGCACTCCAAGCCTTAAGAGCACCCATAATCTTCTTTTTCTCCTTAATATAATCACAAAAATCATCATAGGCTTCTTGATTTTTATGAGTGGTTAATAACCACCCCTCGTCTTGGATATATTGATTCCATAGAGTATCACATTGATTTAACATTTCTGTATGACAATCCATTGTCTTAGACATTTCTTCTAAGAGTTTGATATAGAGACATTGATAATCATGTTGAACTAACATGATTTCCCAAATCATTTGGATGTAAATAGGTAAATATTTTGTTTGAGTTTGTTTGAGTATGCTTTCATAAATTTTATCTTGATTGGTATGAGACAATTTATTTAAATAGGCTAAGAAATCTTTACGAACGAGTCCTTCTTCGGATAGATTTTGATTTAGAATACGTTTCGGAGGCAGAGAGGGTCTGGGATCTGTAAATTTCCCCCATGTTTTACGTTGACGCCAAACCTGTTTTGAATTTCTCCAAGAATCTTGAACTTCGCGGCGCGAGGATTCTGGACGAAAACAAGAATATTTTGTAATAATTTCTTGAATTCGTGACAGTGGTTGTGGGTTACTATCTTTCCACTCATTATATACTTTTCGGAAAATGTCTATCGGGACGACTTCCATGGTATAAAGAGGAAATGCGTACTAATAATACACAGAATTTTTCTTATATCCTTACATGGGTGAAATCGCCGAAGACATTGAGCGAGTCTTTGAACATTATAATATTTGTAAAACGTTGGTCATTTGTTCCGATACTTCACAAATAGAACGATTGATGTTGGAACTGAAAGAACACGATCATAGTGTAAGTACTCTTTACAATCGAATGAATACCCATGTGATCCGTTGGAATATGAATCGATTTTTAACCAATCATACACGCGTTTTGCTTGTTGATTCGGATATGGTAGCCGTTTTAAATCGTGTAGAATATGACTCTATTTGGGAAGATATTAACTTTATTGTTTGTATTGATTTGACCGAAGATGAAAGTAGTTATTGGCTTTATCGTCATATTCAACATAAACAAAATCACTATATTCATCTTTATCAAAAAGAAAAGGAGCCACAATATTATATCGTGAATGTATAGGAAATGGCACCTGTTAAAAAATCAAATCGTATGGCTTGGACTTTATTTGCAGTAATTGTTCTTATCTTAGTGGGTCTTTTCTTATTTATGAAGATGAAGAAAGAGGGTTTTGAAGGTGGAGTTCGTATGATTCTTTATTACGCCCCTTGGTGCCCTCATTGCAAAGAAATGATGCCCGAATGGGAAAAATTCGTTCAACAAGCCACGGAAGCCAAACTTCCAATGACTTTTGAAAAAGTAGATTCCGATGAAAAACCCGAAGTAGTTAAAAGCAAGGGTATCCAAGGATTCCCCACGATTCGTGTGGAAAAAGATGGCAAGGAACAAGATTATGATGGAGCACGTACTGCTGCTGCTATGTTAAAGTTTGCGAAGACTCTAACTTCTTCTTCATAATTTGATAACCGAGATCAATACAGGTTTTTATTTTTTCTTCTGGAAATATCAATCTGAATCCTTGAGGATTTGCTTGATACGGAATAATATTGAAGGGAAGGTCATTGAGTAAAAGGAAGTTTGGTAATAATTTAATATAATGTTCCACGAAGAAAACGGATTTAGTGAAAATACAACGGATCAGAGCAGCACCTAAAGATAAAAGGTTCGTATAAGGATTTTCGGATTTGTCGAAGGTTTTATAAATATAAACTCCATAGATATCTTGAATATTGACCTGTTCTTTGTGATACTTTTGTTTCAAGAAGATATCTATTGGAAAATTGTCAATAAAGCCTCCATCAATATAATGAAGACCATCAAGGACTTTTGGTGGAAATAACATCGGAAGTGCCATAGAAGCATAGAGGGCATCGTAGATTTTTACATCTGGAGTGGTATCAATTGTAAAATAGGTTGGATAGGCATTTTCTACACAAACGGCACAAAACCCACATGTGCGTCCAGTCATTTTTGAAAATTGGACAAAGGTTGTATCCAATGGAAGGTCGGTTAAGGCAAACACCCGTTCAATCATAGTATTTAATAGTTGGCCGGAATCAATAGTCATTCGAGTGATAAGATTTAAGACACTACCGGTTTGCCATTGGAGAGATTCTATATATTTACAAAATTCATAAATAAAGGGTTTGAGTTGAACGGAAGGGATTTGACAAGCCACAATAAAGGCAAAGAGGGCACCAATAGATGTACCGGCGGTATGTCGGATTTCATGATAGAGTTTGGCTTCTTCCAATGCTTGAATGACACCAATATAGCCAATGCCATCGGCACCTCCACCACTCAAAAGTAGATGATACATTCTTGATGATGTTATCCTAAATAGGTTTTAAGTCTATTCGGTAAGGATTTTCATAATATCTCCTTTGTAGAATGCCACCTCCAACGATTAGTTTGCAGGAATTGTATGCTTTAAAAGATAATCAACGCAAAACAAAAAAAGAATGTTTTGATAAAGTTCTTGAGAAATGTCATAGCCGAATTCGTAATGTGGCAAAACATGGAGGAATGTGTTGTTTCTTTGAAGTTCCCGCACTATTGTTGGGTTTACCCCTCTTCAACCGTGACGAATGTACGGAATATATTGTGGCGAATTTAAGACGTGTTGGTTTTTTAGTACAAATTTTACCAGAACCACACATTGGAGTAGTCTATATTTCGTGGAATCCAAGTGAATTGGCACCATCTAGACCTGTTCTAAGAAATCACTAAAAACTTTTTATAATTTTTTTGAACTTTATAAATTTTTGTTTGTCATCGGAAAGTACAAAATAAAAAATCTCTCTCTCTATCCTTGCTCCGGCTCCGGAGCCGATATTGTTTTACGTCATAGGGGGAGATTTAAGAAGGTAAAAACTTTAAAGAAATATAAGAATTATTCAAGATAGTATATCAAAAATAAAGGAGACACATTTGAAGAATTATTTTATTCATGCATTCCGTACAGAATGGTTAAAGAAGAATCGCAATACACGCAAGCAACAGAAGAAGATTTATAGAGAGAACTTTGAATGAACACTACCACCGATTGAAGACATTAATGATTCAGCAGACTTTAGCATTTTGCATGCTTCAAACAGATTGTGATAAGTGTCCATTTTTGGAGATGCAATAATAATGTTCCACGCATTCTGAGTTAGAGTTATTGAGGTGCCAAATTCAGAATATACAGCATCAATACACTTAACAATTTCTTTTTGAATTGTGAGAGGTGGACAAGGATATTCAATTTTGTAGAAAGCATCCATATCAATATTCTTCTGACAAGAACCAGTTGATAGTGTTGTGAGTTTCTTCTTATCCATCAATAAACAATACCATAGGAATTCAGTTGTGATAGTTTCTGGCATCTTACTTTCAACTGTAAATCCGGAATCCATCAGCCAATATGAACCATCTACAATCATCACCATACTTGTTTCAGAAAGAGCAAACCTTCCAATCTTACATGTTTTTCCTGTGCGATTGAAGTTATCTGTTTTGAAAGTCTCGCCACCACTTCCATAGACAGGATACTTTGTACCTGTATGTTTTTTTTGAGTGATTCTCTCGCCAAATGAAACCTTACATACATCTCCCAATTTTACCATGGGGAATCCTGCAGGATTAACAACAGGCTTTTCCTCCACCAAATAGCGACGAACATCAAATGAAGAGATTACATCAAACTTGGATCGTGGGACTGACAATACCATTGTCTCCGTAATCTCATCCTTATCTCCTTTTACTACCTCCCAGAACTCCACCACCTCAGTAGGCTTACCTGTCTTTTCAAAGAAGAGAATTGAAGGCTTGATACCTGTGTTCATAAAGAATTTCCCTTTCATCTTGATAATTCGCTTAAGTTCAAAGTTGTCCAGTAAATACTTACGAGTAGCATTGTGGAGAGATGTATTGTTTTCCAACATTCCATCAGGAACCACAACCGCACATCGTCCTCCCATATTTAGAGACACCATCATCAGTTGCAGGAAGAGAGGTTCGGACTTCGTTCCACGAATCTTCAAGGCTTTCACACGCTCACAGCATTCCGCATGCTTAATACTTTTGAGACCGAACGGCATATTCGCCAGAATGACATCGTACCCTGTCTGGGTCAAATCGCCATAGAGGGAATCGTGAGTAAGCAGATTGGTTGTGCGGTTGCCTCCAGTCTCCATAAAGAGATTGAGACGAGACACGCCAGCAACCTTTGGGTCTGTATCACATCCGTGAATTTCCTTCTGCTGTACCGACCAGTCAATCGGCTTGCCAGTGTGATGTTTCTTGAAATACTTGATGAATGCGGTCAGAAAGCCACCCGTTCCCATGGAAGGGTCGCAAACTGACTCTGGAACGCCAGGACTCTTGAATCCAGGCTTACAGAGTTCCGTCATATACTCACAGATAAAGCGATCCGTGAAGAACTGCCCCAAGTCGCGTGCAGCAGAAGAGCCAGTGCGAAGGTGTTGTTCATAAACCCAACCCAGAATATCCATCTGGCAATCCACATCCGCCATATTCACAGCATTCAGGATTTCCAGAATCTCCTTGTGCTTCTGAGGGTTCTTGATGTCAAAGGAGAACTTGTCGGTGCCGAACAAGCGGTCAAAGTGGCGAACCAGACAGTCCTCTTCCGCGTGATAGAAGCAGTCTAATGCCTTCTGTACGCCTCCATTCTTTGTCTGTGCCGTCTCGATAAGAGTTTCCCAAGCGAACTCTTCAGGGACTTCCAGCGATGCCACCTTTGCACGAGTCATATACCGACTCAGAAGGTAAAGGCAGATGTGTCGCATGGAGTCCATACCAGTAATGCTTACACCAGGACTGCGAAGGATGTCGCGGATGCGGATCACCGCAGTCTTGAAAGTTTCAACGGATGTCATGATAGTTTTGTACTTATAGTCGTGTGCTGTGCCTACCCCGTCAAGTTTGGCGGTCGCGTCAATTTTTATGGCTGGTGTGGCGGTGTCTGACATTTCTATACCTACTCTGGAGATTTTATTTTAGGCTCGCTCCATTTCAAAAAATAGATGCGTTTTTTTGAAATGGATGACCGAGGATTTCAAATGGAATCTACCGCCCACGCCCAACCACCTTTTTTCCGAACTTTTCACGGAGAGTATTGAAGTTTGTGTCTTCTTTGCCGAAGAATCCATCTGTAATGTGTTGCACCGATGGAAGCCTTGAGATGACATCTGTTGGCTGAACACCACGCCATTCATCGTAAGTATGACCTACACGTAGATTGTTTGGATCCAGAATAGTCTTCACGAATTCAGAACCAGTTAGTCTGTCGTCGTGAAATCGCATGGGGTGTAGATAATCGTACCACAGCATACCCTTTGGTCGCGGGTCTTCTGGAAGTTCAGGGATGTCAATACGCAAGAGAGCATACTCCACACTGGTATCAACGCCCTTTTCAATACAGAGTTCTTGAATGCGTCGGCTCTCCTTAGCAGGGAATAGGTTCTTGCGGATATTCGTAAAGCACCGCTTAATCTCCTCTTGGTCTGCTTCAAACTCCTCAATCATAATACACTCTGGAAGCGTATCGCCAGTTTCAAGTGAAGGAGGAAGAGGGTCAGAAGGTTTGACATCTGGCTTTGTGCGAAGTACAATCTCATCGCGGATCTGTTCATCACAAGAAGCCAGTGCAGACAACACCTCTTCAAATCCCGTTAGGTCTTCATCGCCAAGTGTTGGAATAAGCACATGAAAGACAAACTTGCCTTCATACCAACGCCCAGCACGAAGAATCATTTGCGTAATCTGCCCACGCGATTGCTTTGGATAAGTAATGGCTACGGCATTTGCGATGGGAATATCAACCCCTTCATTCAGAACAAAGCAATTGACCAGAATGGCTCGTGAAGCAGATGTAAAATGAGCAATAGGGTCTTCCAACTTATCACCCTCTTCAACACGAAGTACCAGAGTATCGGTTGTCTTTGCTCTAAAGAAACTCTCTAGGTATTTTGCCTCTTGTGTTGTTGAGGCAAATACGACAAGATGATGTAGAATATGCTTCTCTTCCCCACGAATAATCTCTGTTGCCCCCCAGGCTTCCAAGATACACTCTGCTTTTCCAATGATGCCAGTACCCTTCTTGGCTTCATCACGCAGAGTCCAGAGACGATAGTCAGGCAATACACCCTTGCGGATCAGGTCGCGGATTTTTAGTTCGGCAATCTTTTTCCCAAAGATGCTGTCGTCATCCATTGTAAGGTATTCAGCATCTGTGCCTCCATCGTCAGCAATAAAGCGTGGAGTATAAGTGAGAGATAGGCGTTTGACACCAAGGTCTGATGCCTTCAACATGAGACGGCGTGTGCGACCCTCACCCTTCTCATCTCTGGCAACGATGCCCGCCATATGATGTGCTTCATCAAGAATAAGCAACTCAAGACCTCTGTTGATAATATCAACCAGCAGATGGGAAGACATGTATGTGGAGATTATACAGAACGCGCCCCCTTCAAAGATGGTACGAATCATAGAAGGGTCTGTAGTCCCTGCACCTCCAACAATATGAATCTGTGATTCAGTAAAGATGCCCTCCGTAAGAAGTGTAGCAAGCCATTGATTCTGGATCTGCTTGGAAGGGCAACAAATCACGCACTTTTTCACACCACGGATTCCCTTAGAAGACATAATAGTTTTGCCTGATCCACAGGGTGCGATTACATAGCCTGCTCTATTGTCTGCATCTGCCATAAACATAGCAATAGCGGAGATGACTGGCTCTTGTAGGAGATTCAGGGTCGCAATACGGGATGTGCGAATCTTGATGTATTGAAGATTCTTGTGGTACTGCTTACGCAAGTAGCGGGAAGACCTCTTGGGTGGTGTAATTTCAGAGAGTGTTAGTTGGCGTTTGACCCATGGACGAGATTCCATAAATCTCTTCACCTCATCACATGGATTCTTGCCTTGGAAGTTGAACCATTCTGAATCTCCTGGTTTGTCTCGCATCATGCGATATTTCAGGAAATGGTTATGAACTTCATCTTCCAAGTCAAAGAGTTCATCACGCGTAGTAGCAGTAGTCTCCCAAACTGCATCGTAGTCAATGTCTTGGGATGGGGTAAGCCCTGGAGGACATCCTGTGAGGTAAGTGCTACGCCGTCCATACGGCTCTTCGGTACATCCAAGTTTTCCAAGGCACAAAGCCCTGAATACGGGAGAGGATGCAAGATAGATGAACATTTGATTCGTCGTCAGATTATTATTATGCTACCCTGCCGACCCGTCAAGTTCGCCCGTCAATTTTTTTACTGCCCGTTTTTAATGTTCATTGGTCTAAAACTTTATCAACTCAATGGTATTGTCAGAAACACATGGAAACATGTACAGGTATTAAAGATAAATTCTCTTGTAAATATTGTCAAAAACAATTTAACCATGATAAATCTCGTTTCAATCATTATAAAATTTGTAAATCTAAACAAGAATATGATACAAGCCTAATTATTCCAGAATCAGACAAACCATCTATTATAAATAATAACATTCAAAACCAAAATAATACTAATATCATTATCATTATCATGACCGATCCATCTAAGGTCGAATTTCTGATAAAATGATTCGGGAAATGATTAAAAGTCCAACACATATAGATGCTGTTAAAAATTACGTCCATGCCTTATTGGCACGAAAAGAAAACCAATGTATCCGCAAAACCAATATGAGGGCAAATTATTCTAAAATTCACGTTGGAAATAATCATTGGCAAATACATCCAGACCAAACACTCTATCCTAAACTTATGGCAAATATAGCAAGTGAATTCTGTGATTTAGTCCAAGGTCAATCTAGTCAACAATCAACTTCGCGTGAAAAAATTATTGAAAGAATGATTGAAAAAATAATTCCCTTTTTAGATTATATGGCAGGTGAAGGATATTGTAATTCTGATAATCAAAGTAAAGTTCGTAATATTCTTCAAAATTTTAGAGAACTTGTAAGAGAACTTAAATTTATTGTTTGTAACAACACAACATTAGAATCCTAACCATTTACTAAGTTTAGTTGATCTATTTTTTGTAAATAGGGTTCTAAAATACGAACCGTTTGTTGCATACCAATCAAGACGGCTAAGCGATAAAGTTGTTCAAGCAATAAGATAAGCAGAATACCTGTAGCAATATAAATCAAGATATCAAACATATTGGTACGAGGACGTTCTTCTGTCGTTCCAAAGAGAGGGGAATAATAGGATTTTAAGACGGTTTCTTTCTTTGGTGCCTCTTTCACTGTGGAAAGATTTTTAATGGCTGCCACCGATTTTTCATAGGGAGTGGGTTGGCCATCAGTGGGTTCTTCAGGCACTCCCTTCACGGGAGTCATTGAAATCGGTTTAGAGGCAGGGGTCGCTTTAAGATCATTGATTGAAAGATAGTCTTCCAATTCCTCATCCACATAGCCTTCTATGGGTTTCTTAGAGAAGGGTGGCACTTGAGGAGGCAGAGCCCGATTGGAACCACCATATTCTTTATTTTGAACTTCAATTGCCTTTTGAATACGTTGTTTTTCTTCAGGAGTTAAGGGATATTGATAAGTCGGGGCTGGAACACCACATGTCGCCTTAGGAGGGGGAAGGGTCGCTTCTGTGGTAAAAGGTTCCACGGGGGCACAAATGCCATAATTTTGACAGGCATAAGTATAATCATTGGCACGACCCCGATAACTGGTTGTATCAGTACGATCTTCTTTTATTTCATTTTGACTCGTATAAAGTTTATTGACTTGTTTTTGATATGTTGAACGTTCGGCTGCCATTTGAAGAGGGTTGCTTTCAAAATTTTCTACGACTTTGGTTCGTCCAGATGGGGAAACGCGCATTTGCGGTTGAGGCGGAGATGGCATTGGGCCATTATAGGTAGGGGCTATTCCGGAAACTTCGCGCCCCGAAGCCTCTGGATTAAAAGGGTCATAGGGTTCTGCAGAAGCCGATACGGACGGAAGGGTTGAACAACCTGCCTTCTTCTTAGATTTAAATGAGTCAACACCCCATGCTTCCATTAAGGTACAGTAACTCATTTGGTATATAAAATGTTTCCTCCTAATCAAATAAAATATAAAAATGATTGTGTAGGAAAGACGCTGAACGGATGTTGATTTACTCAGTTTTTAGCGGTATGTTGGCGGCCATCTTTGTTTGGCTAATCGCTCAACCCAGTGTTTCTTATCCAACTTGGATGATTGAACTCTTGGAACAACCTCTGGTCTTAATGGTATCCATCTTACTTATTTATGTAGCCATTCATTTGGATTTAACTTTGGGTATTCTATTTGCTCTTTGTGCCATGTTTGTCGTAGTAGATTTAAATGTGATTGGCAAACCACGCGAACGCGAAGCCTTAGAAAAGATGCATCACGATTTTTAACCTTGTCAAGCAAGTAGATGGATTCACTATTATCATTGGTCTCGGTGTTTATTTTTCATGTTGGTTCGCGATACATGATCATAGATGCCACAGACGCTCAAAAACGTCTATTTCGTCATCCCGGAATTCAATTAATTATCCTTATCTGTATGTTCTTTGTTAGTACCCGTAATGCTACAATAAGTGTTTTATTAGCCACGGGATATGTACTTTTCGTCTATGTTTTAGCAAATGAATATCATCCTTATAATATTTTACCTCAAAGTTGGCTTGAAAATTCAGGTTCTACAAACGGTTCTTCCAATACAGTGGAAAATTATAAAAACAATCTACAAAAACTCTATTCTATCTAAATATACGTAATTCTATTTTTTTATGATTTATCGGGACGTCCCCAATAATATTTATGGGCATCTGTGCGAACACGCGGTGCTGTATAGAGGACATAAAGGATAATTGATAGGAGGATGAATATGAATGCCATAGTATAAACGACATTCTTAGCACCTGGAGAACTATCTAATAAAAGGGTTAAGATGGCGGTAACGGCGATAATGACCAAAATGGCAATTACTAAAGAGATA